TGTCACCCGAAGAGCGGATTCCTTGCAAGTCCCAACCCGGAACCACATAGCGTGCATATTGGTCAATTAGCGCCTTACCCGAGGAGCCCGGTTCCTGCTCCATCCTTATGGCTACTGATTTCCCATCCTCTTGGGCGGTCTGTGAAATCAGCGTTTCTACCTTGTCCGATTTAGCCCTAACTTTACGAACATCCATAATGTAGGAGATGCCTTGGTCAAATAACATAAGGGTTCCAACCGTCCAGTCGGGGTCAGTATTGCCTGAATGGGGTTCAGTCGCCGCTAAGTCCCAGTACCTGACAGCACGGGCTTGGGAGGTGATTTCGGGGACATCGGAGCCATCAATAATCGGGAAATCCGTTCTGTCAAATAATGTTCCAAGAGTGGTTGCCCACCAGTCGCCCATCTCAAGTCGTCGCCTCTCAACAGGGTCAAGGACGGATAGCGCCTGACGGTATGACTCAGCGTCAATACCCGGGTTATCTGTTAAAAATGATGGAACAAAAAATCTCTGCTCATTTTTACCCTCAACGATAAATCGTTGCCTAACCCAATTAGGGGCTGGGTTGGATGCCGACCTCATTCTGAGCGGAACCTTGGAAAGCGGACCCGAAGCAGGACGGCGCAAACGGGAGAACATATATCTGTAGTCACTTTCACGGATTTCGGTAACCTCATCCATGCCAATGAACTGAAACTCAGAACCTTTGTAACGAAGGTAGTCGTTGGTGTTATTGAGATAGCCAAAGGAAACACGGGCGCCAGAAGGGAAAGTAGCCACATAACTGTTCGCATTCCAGTGGACATCCTCGTAGGACATAACCCAGTTTCGGAAACGATCCATCAAAGCACCCGGCAACGCCAAGTCGGCGTAGGTGCGACGAAAGAGGATCGCAGAGTAATTTGGGACATCTACATACTGCAAAGCCGCCATAAGCAAGGCGCTACTTTTACCCCCACCAGCAGCCCCACCGAACAGACCCTCCAACGCATAACTACGCAAAAAAACTTTTTGAGTCAGAGAAGCCTCTTCAGGACAGAACAAAGATTCCTTCGGTTGGAGATACTCGTAAATTTTATTCCAGTCAGCCATTAGTCCTCGTAAAAATAGTTAGATACATACTGTAGTATTGCATAGGTCTTTCATTTGCTAAGGTGACGGTCTAAATGAACATTTTACGAAAATTACAATCTTTCTTCACGCGCCGCAACCTTGCAAACTGTTTGATGGTTTTATTCGTCGCAGGAATTTCAATAGGTACGGGTCTCATTTTCCTACCAGCGGGCTTGATCGCCCTTGGAGTAACCTGCGGAATCTATGGTTACTTGTTGGGATCTGAATAATGGCGTGGAATAGCGAAAATAATAAAGATCTCAGAAACAGCGCCGAAAAGGCAATGTCCAATCCCGGTGCGCCCATTGCTTTTGACATGGGACGAGTTGGGAAACCGTATAAAGATGGTTGGGATATTGACCGTGCATACCGCGAGGGAATGCAAAAAGTTACTTGGGTGTTTCGTTGCATAGATGCAATCGCAGGAAACCAAGCAAGACTCCCCGTAATTCTTCGTAAAGGCAACGATCAGCGAGGCGAGCAAACAAAAGACAACAAGCCCCTACTAGAGATTTTTAACTCCAAGTCAAACGAAGGCGAAAACTCTTTTGCTTTCAGATACCGCGTTTCTGCTCAACTCTTGATGAGCACAAGAGGCGTATTCATTGAGAAGGTTCGTTCGCGAGACGGAAAAATTATCGCCCTTCAACTTCTCCCGCCACAGTACACAGCACCGATTCCTGATGCAAAGAAGTTCGTGCAAGGTTTTGAAGTTGATATGCGTAACGGAACAAAGTTTGTTCTAAAGCCTGAAGATGTGTGTTGGATTCGCAGACCACACCCGCTTGATCCATATCTTTCAATGACCCCAATGGAGTCTGCTGGTATCGCTATTGAGTTAGAGAACCTGTCAAAACTTTATAACCGCAACTATCTCATCAACGACGGACGCCCGGGCGGTCTTCTCGTTGTTAGAGGCGACATGGAAGACGATGACAAGCAAGAGTTGAAGAACAGGTTCCGTGGAAACATTTCACGAACAGGATCAACAACAGTGATCGCTTCAGAGTCTGGTGTTGATTATGTGGACACTTCTGCTTCACCACGAGATGCGGCTTACACGCAGATGCGAGAAATACAGAAGAACGAAATCTTCGCCGCCTTTGGTGTTCCTGAATCTGTAATCGGTAACGCCTCGGGGAGAACTTTCTCTAATGCTTCTGAAGAACTCCGTGTATTTTGGATGGAGACAATGGCTCCACACCTTCACACGTTGGCGCGAGCACTTGATGAACTTGACGATAAATACTATGTTGACTTTGACACCGAAGACATTCCAATTCTGATTCTCGCAAAACAAGAACGCGAACGATATGTGATGGACGAGTTCCAACAGGGTCTCATCAGTTTGAATGAATACCGTACTGCTACTGGTCGTAAAAAAGTTGATTCTGAACTTGCTGACAGTTTGCTTTCCAACCCGAACCTTACGCCAATTGCGAACACAGAGAAGCCGTTTAAGCCTGAAGAACAACAGCCAGTTGACATGGCGGGTGTTGATCCAAACGCCGCGCCTCCGGGTCTGCCTCCACAGGAAGGCGCGATGGAGATGCCTGTTCCTGCACCACCAACACCAGTTCCAGCGCCTGATATGCCTGCTCAACCTACGGATACGGCGGCACTAACACCAGATCAGCAACTTTCTGAGTTTGAAAAAATTCAGCATGAAATGCAACTGAAGTTTGTACAAGAACTAGAAACAAAAGCCGACACAGATACAGACAGATGGACGGAAATACTTGACCGTGCTCTTGAGCGCATCTTTGAAAGACAGCAACGAGTTGTTTTGGAGAAGGCTTTTGGCAAACGAGGAGTGAAGTCAATATCTAGCGGTGTGCTAACAGTTGACATGATTTTTGATCGCGAGATTTGGGACAAGCAACTAGCAGAAGATCTAGAGCCAATCATTTTGGCTATCTACACTGATGCCAAAGAGTATGTCGCCTCCCGCACTAGTAGCAATGTAGTGATGGAGCCACAAGAGGTTGAGAAACTTGCTCAGCAACAAATAGAGCGTATACAACAGGCGAACACCACAACGGCAGAAGAAATTGCAGCGGCTATAGCCATTGCGCTGATGGAAGAAGACGAAGAAGAGCGTTCGGTGCTTTTGCGCTTGGCTTTGATCGCCATTTTCTTGAAACTAATTTCCAAGCGTCGCAGGGATATTGCCGAACATGAGGCTCAGGCTTCATACAACGGCGGTGTCTTCTTGGCTGGCAAGGAAAACAATGTTGGTATGACAAAAACTTGGATTACTCGCAAAGATTCGCGTGTGCGTAATGCTCACAAATTCCTTGAAGGCAAAACGGTTGAGTTCGGTGACGGGTTCATCGTTGATGGTCTTGCATTGCGCTTTCCCGGTGATCCAGTTGCTCCGCCTGCATTGACTTTCAATTGTCGTTGCCGTTTGCGTTTTGGTTTCACTGAATAGTATTTTCAGTAAAATACAGGGGTTATACTTAAAGTGTTCCCGTTTTGGGACTCCAAATAGTTTATTGTTTAATAAACAACTTTTAATTGGAGAACCATGTCTACGACGATGACCGAAACACAGCAATACAAGGCGCTACAAGGTCAGTTCAACATTGACGAAGCGCAAGGCGTAGTTGAATGTTTCGTTGCGGGAATTGGCAACAAGGACAGTGTCGGCGACATCATCGTTCCGGGCGCTTTCACAGACAGCCTCAAGAGGCGCAAACCCCGTGTTGTTTGGGGTCACAACTGGAATGAGCCAATCGGCAAAGTTCTTGAAATGTACGAAGTTCCACCATCGGATCCACGACTTCCAATGAAGATGCGTGCCGCTGGTATTGGCGGTCTATATGCCAAAGTTCAGTTCAATCTGAAATCAGAACGCGGTCGTCAGGCTTTTGCTGATGTTGCTTTCTTCGGCGAAGAGCAAGAGTGGTCAATCGGCTACAAAACCCTTGATGCTGATTTTGACCCACAGCGCCAAGCAAACGTATTGAAGAAGGTTGAACTGTACGAAGCAAGCCCTGTTCTTCACGGCGCAAACCAACTTACGGGAACAATCTCAATCAAGTCATTTGAAGGCAATGACCAAAAAGGTTACATGCGTGAAGAAAATGGCAACATTACTGAAGCGGGTCGTTCGCTTCTTGCACGCTTCATGGCGAGCAACATGCAACGCAATAAGCCACAGGCAGAAGCGAAGCCAGAACAAGACGATGACGCAATTGATGCACCTATGCCAAACCGCAGTCGTGAAGAAAACCTTCCCCTTGCCTTGGCAAAGAAGTTTGGTGGCGCGGTAAGGATTCGTGAATCAGATGCAAATAGCGCAATTTTTGACCACCGTGTAGAAGGTCAAGGCATCATGACGATGCGCGTTTCATACCATTACGAAGATGGACAATTCATGATTGGCGAAGCCACAAGGGTAAAGCCACAGGTTGTTTACATCAATGTTGATGGAGATAAGCCAAGCGGTTCTGACGCTGAACGCAGGTACGAAGACCGATACAACCTTGACGCGGATCCTCAAGTACCAGCAGGCGTGAAACCAAAGTCACCTGAAAAGGCTGACCCACTTGGTGGCATCATTCCACAAGAAATTGTTACCGCCCGTACCCGTGGATACGGTCCGCGTCGTGGAAACCTTGAAAAACTGCTCCGCTACTGGCGCCCAATTATGAAAAAGCCGGGTGGATTCCGTCGTTGTCGCGTAATTCTCGCCAACCACCCTGAACTTTACCCGTTGAGCAATATTTGCGCTTGGCTTCACCATGAAACAACTGGTCTCTGGCCGAACGAAGGATGTCATCATCCGGGCATGAAGAACTGTCGTGGCAAACTACGCAAGTTGAACTGGGACGACAACGAATTCAATAACCGTCTTAGGGGAGTACTCAAGCCCGGCAAATCGCTTGAAACCATGACCGAAGAAGAAATTAAGTCAATATTTGACTTCCTTGACTCTGAGGAAAAGGGTTACGAAATGATGGAGGCTATGGCTGACCGTTTGGCAGAATCAGATGAAACAGAAGAAACCATGAAAATGGAAGATGTTGAGTTTGAGAACGAAGACGAAGGCAACGAAAAGGCTTATGAGGCTCTGAAACAATTCATGAATGATGAGCCCGATTTCATCAACTACATGGCAGATAAGAAAAACTGGGTCATGGAAGGCGATGATGATAACGGCGGAGTTATGGAAATGCCTTACTACAAAGACTCTGACGACGATGATGACTGTGGTTGCGGTGGCGGAGGCAAAGACCCTAAGCAGATGATGGGCATGCTGATGGCGGCTATTGCTGAACTCATGGGCAAAGACGCCGATGAAGACATTGAAGTCAAAGCAGGACGGGTTATCAGTTCACGGAATATGACAAAACTACAGAACGCTTTCAACCTTCTCAAGGAAGTGTTGAGTTCGGGTGGTGTGGCTTCAGAGATTGAGGCTAAGTCATTGTCGTTGGATGAGAAAGAAACTCTCATGGTTTCTTCTGCTGAACGGTCACTGTACGAAGTCAAAGAACTTTTGGATCCAATTCTGGATTATTATCAAATCAAATCAGAAGTCACCGAGGACGGAGTGATCGTTGAGATTGATGGTGTAGAGGACGAAGCATTTGATGCGTTGCTCAACATCATGGACTCAATGTAAATAAAAAAACGGTTTTTAAGACTGTTCCATTTGTAACAAAAACAAAACACTAATATGGGTTATACTTCAATAACAGGTTTACCACAAAAAACAGCAAAATATCAGTGTCTGATGTCAGGCGATAAACGCTTGACGCCATGCTCTGTTTGCTCTAATCCAACAAAGTGTATTGCAAAAACAATGCACTACAAGGAGTCCACGAACATGGCTAGCGAAACACCAACAGTAAAACTTCTTGCAGACGGCGGAATTGAATGCGCCAAAGGTTTGGAGTTAGCAGAATGTGGCTACAAGCCGGGAGCAAAAGTTTGTGGCAAGTGTGGAGCAAAGGCTGTCACGCAAACGGAAGAAGCCGTACCTGCTGACGCAGCACCAGAAGTAGCAACCGAAAAATCTGAGTGGGTTTCCGCTTCAGACGAAAAGGGAGCAAAGATGGAAGAAGATCTCGCAATGATGGAAGAGGGAATGACCCCTGCTCCTGCAAAAAAGAAAAAGAAGCCTACTGAAGTCGTAGATATGGAAGAAGAAGACGACGAAGAAGACATGCCCGAAGATCTTGATGATGAAGAAGAGAAGATGTACAGCGAGATTGAAAAGATGATGGAGCAACGCAAGAAGGCTCGCGCTAAGCGCATGGAAACAATGGGCGTCAAGTCTGCCGACTATGACGATCTTGCTTTTGTTTGCGCCATTGAGCGTCGCGTCTATGCGGGCGGTTCAGAAATCTGTGCATCATGCCCAGGTGGATGTGAACAACAAGACACAATGCCAAGCCTGCTTGAAATTGAAGGCATGGCAGAAAGCATGTTCGCAGGAAAAGTTCTTGACTCTGGCTACGCAGACGAAGTTGATGTTTTTGTTGTTGATGTTCAACGCAAAGATGGAAAGCCAGTTGAGGCTTACTTTGATGGTTCGTCAGGCGAGTGCATGGGCTGGCACCTTTTGAATGAAGATTTGATTGGTGAAGTAGCAACCGTACCCGGACAAAAAGTAATCTCGTTCAGCGAGGCTTCAGATATTGCAACCAAGTCAATTGAAGGCGAAGTTGTTTCTGTTGATGCCGACATGTTTGACGGTTACGACGCTTACGCTGTAGAAATTGAAGGCGTAGACGGAAAGTCATACGATGTTTATGTTGGTGTTGACGGTGAAATCCTCGGATTTGATGAATACGATCCTGAAGAAGCCGCA